ACAAGAGGAAGGCGATCTCCGAGAAGACGAAGGAAGAGGAGATCGAGGAAATCAGGGGACGCTACAAGGCCCTGATCGATGTCCACTGGGAAGCAGCCGTCGAGGGGGACGCACTCGCGGGCTCGATCGTGATGCGGATCGAGAAGGAGAAGCGCCAGATGCTCGGCCTGGACGCTGCCACCAAGATCGAGGTGGACGGCAAGGTCGCCACCTACCGCATCGAGGGTGTGGACCCGAAGGAGCTGATCTGAGTGTGTGCATGCGGGAACAAGCTGGCTGACTACTGGGACGCCTTCACCCGGGGCATGTGCATCCGCTGCTACATGGAGTGGCTGCGGACAAGGCCCCACCCGTGACCGAGACCCTAGTCCACACAGCGACCTTCAGGGGCGGCGCCCAGGGCCTCATGAGGTATCGGGGCCCCGAGGTCGTCATCAGCGGCCCAGCGGGCACAGGGAAGTCCAGGGCGGCTCTTACGAAGGTGCACCTGGCCCTGCTGCTGAAGCCCGGCGCCAAGGCCCTCATGGTGCGCAAGACGGCCAAGAGCCTGTCCGCCTCGACGGTCGTCACGTACCGGGAGAAGGTCGGCAAGGAGGCCCTGGAGTCGGGCGCCGTGACGTTCTACGGCGGCTCGGCGCAGGAGCCTGCTTCATTCCGATATGACAACGGTTCGGTACTTGTCCTCGGAGGCATGGACAACTCGGACAAAGTGCTCTCGACCGAGTACGACCTGATCTTGGTCGACGAGTGCAACCAGCTCGACGAGGGCGACTGGAACACCCTTCTGACACGACTTCGCAACGGTGTGCTGAGCTACCAGCAGCTCATCGGCTGCTGCAACCCCGACAAGCCCGTCCACTGGATCCTGACCAGGGCCCGCACCACCCTCAAGCACATCTACTCCAGGCACCAGGACAACCCGGCGTACTTCAACGAGGACGGCACCCGGACGCCAGCAGGAGACGCGTACATGTCCCTGCTGGAGGGGCTGACCGGCATCAAGCGCGCGAGGCTCCTGGAGGGCCGCTGGGCCGCCGCCGAGGGTGTGATCTACGAAGGCTTCGACGAGGCCCTGCACCTTGTGGACCGGTTCGAGATCCCGGAGAGCTGGACTCGCTGGTGGACGGTCGACTTCGGATTCATCCACCCGTTCGTCTGCCAGTGGTGGGCTGAAGATCCGGACGGCCGCCTCTACCTGTACCGGGAGCTGGTCCACACCAAGCGGCTCGTGGAGGAGCACGCGAAGCAGATGCTGGCCCAGGTGAAGGACGACGAAGGAGAGTGGACGGAGCCCAGGCCGCGTATGGTCCTCACAGATCACGACGCGGAAGACCGCGCCACCCTGGAGAAGCATCTGAAGATGAAGACCCGGCCCGCCAAGAAGACGGTGTCCGACGGGATTCAGGCAGTCGCCTCACGGCTGAAAGTCCAGAAGGACGGAAAGCCTCGCATACTGATCATGCGTGACAGTCTCGTTGAGCTGGACAAGGAGCTGGAAACGATGGGCAAGCCGACCTGTCTGGCCGAGGAGATCCTGGGCTACGTGTGGGCCGACCACAAGACGAAGGAGCAGCCGGTCAAGGAGGACGACGACTCCTGTGACGCCCTGCGCTACATGGTGGCCCAGCGCGACCTCGGCGGCCGGGCCCGAGCGGACCGGGAGTTCTGATGGCATCTCTGCTCCAGGAGCTGACCAAGGATCAGCGCGCTGCATCTCAGACGCATGTTGTGCGAAAGAATCGCAGCCTCCGTCCAAAGATTCGCAAGGGGGCTGGTAAAGCACGTGACTGGTACAGTCGATCTCAACGTGCTGTGATGTATGTGGCAGGATTCGGCTTTGTGGACTACGCCTTCTGGCAGTGGGACTCGATCGCCGGAAGCGCCGCAACCGGAGTTTCGCTGATCGTTCTGGGCACGCTCACTGGAGGGGATGACGAGTGAAGTCCGTGACATCCCTGTTCAATCTGGTCCCCACCCCCTACGTCGCCCCCGAGCAGGCGGGCAACTGGCGGGCCATGGTCAGCGATTCGCCGCGTGCCGACCCCAAGCGGATGCTCGACAGCATGGGCGCCGTCTCCACGATGTTCTCCATCGTCGGCACGAATGCCACCTCGGTCTCCAGCGTCGAATGGAAGCTCTTCCGGAAGGCCGCCAGCGGAAGCAAGGAAGACCGCAGGCAGGTCACCGCGCACCCGGCGCTCACCGTGTGGAACAAGCCGAACAGGTTCTACACGCAGACGGAGTTCGTCGAGACCGAGCAGCAGCACGTAGACCTCACAGGTGAAGGCTGGTGGGTTCTCTACTCGGACTCCCGCGCACCGGCTGCCGGTCCCACCGAGATCTGGCCCGTACGTCCCGACCGCATCTTCCCCGTGAAGCACCCCACCGAGTTCCTGACGGGCTACGTCTATGTCGGCCCGAACGGTGAGGAAGTCCCCCTCGACATCGAGGAGGTCATCCAGCTCCGGATGCCGAACCCGGTCGACCCGTACCGTGGCATGGGCCCCGTGCAGGCGCTGATGACCACGCTGTACGGCTACCAGGCGGCGCTGGAATACAACCGGAACTTCTTCGTCAACGGCGCCGAGCCGGGCGGCATCATCAGCTTCCCCGACGAGCTGGAAGAGGACGACTGGCTGCGCCACAAGCGCCGCTGGGACACCCAGCACAGGGGTGTTTCCCGGGCCCACAAGGTCGCCATTCTCGAAGGCGGCGCCCAGTGGATCGACCGGAAGTACACCAACCGGGACATGGAGTTCATCGGTCTGGCGAACTTCGGGCGCGACACGATGCGTGAGGCGTTCGGGATCCACAAGCACATCCTCGGGCAGAGCGACGACGTCAACCTGGCGAACGCCCTGGCCGCCGACACGACCTACGCGAAGCGCCAGACGATCCCCCGGCTGGAGCGCTTCAAGCAGGCCCTGAACAACGACTTCCTGCCGCTCTTCCCGGGCAGCACGAACCTGTACGAGTTCGACTACTGCGACCCCACCCCGGACAACTCCGACGAGGAGAACAAGGAGAGGGAGTCCAAGGCGAACGCCTTCAAGACCCTGATCGACGCTGGCGTGCACCCCGAGGACGCGGCGATGATCGTAGGGCTCCCCCCGCTCCGCATGTCTGTGGACCGGCAGCCTGTTCCCCAGGAGGTAGTGGCATGAGCCGTCTGGTGAAGCGGCCGTTCAACTTCCAGCGCCCGCAGCAGGCGAAGGTGGGCCGCTGGTACGAGATCAAGAACGTGTCGGCCGACACCGTGAGCATCGCGATCTACGACGAGATCGGATTCTGGGGCATCACGGCCTCGGACTTCGTGAACGAGCTGAAGTCGGTCGACGCCAAGAACATCAGCCTGTCGATCAACTCTCCAGGCGGAGACGTGTTCGACGGGCTGGCCATCCTCAACAGCCTGCGCCAGCACCCGGCGGCCGTGAACGTCACGATCGACGGTGTGGCCGCCTCGGCAGCCAGCTTCATCGCCATGGCGGGGGACACCGTCAGAATCGCCCCTCAGGCGATGATGATGATCCACGACGCCAGCGGACTGGTCGTGGGCAACGCGCAGGACATGCAGGAGATGGGCGCCCTGCTCGACAAGACGTCCGACAACATCGCAGCCGTCTATGCTCAGCGTGCCGGTGGTACGCAGGAGGACTGGCGTGCAGCGATGAAGGCGGAGACCTGGTACACCGACCAGGAAGCGGTCGACGCTGGGCTCGCGGATGAGATCCTTTCCGACGAGGCCAAGCCGAAGGCCAAGGCAGAACCCGTGATCAACCAGGCCAAGGAGCCGTTTCTCGGCTTCGATGTCCTCTCGGCCGTGAAGGAGGCCCTGAAGTGACGACCGCAGTTCCCACCTCGGCCGAAGAGCTGGAAGCCAGCCTCGGTGACATGGAGAAGGTCCAGGCGATGATCGCCAACGGCACCTTCAAGGACCACATCAAGAGCTACGTCCGGGCCGCCAACGAGGCGGACAAGACGCTCCTGGAGCAGGTCCGTGAGCAGACGCACGACATCCTCACGAACTTCCTCAAGGACAACCCGGACGCGGGCGGCCCCCGCCTGAACCTCGACCCGTACCGGGGTCCGGGCCACAACACGTACAACCCGGTCAAGAACCCGAAGGCGATCGGCGCCAAGCTCGACGGCCTGTTCCCGGACCTCGCGTCCTACATGCAGGCGGTCTGGCACCAGGGCAACCCGAACGCCGAGATCCGCGAGAAGCTCCAGACGATCAAGGACTACCAGGAGGCCGTCGGCGCCGAGGGCGGCTTCCTCGTCCCCGAGGAGTTCCGTGGCGAGCTGGCCCGCCTCTCGCTCGGCCCGGCCATCGTCCGCCCCCGTGCTCGTGTGGTCCCGATGTCCTCGGCCACGCTCCGCTTCCCCAAGATCGACGAGACGTCCCGCGTCTCCAGCGTCTTCGGCGGCGTGGTCGTGTACCGCACCGAGGAGGGCGCCGAGCTGGCCGAGTCCGAGGCGAGCTTCGGTTCGCTGAAGCTGGAGGCCACCAAGCAGACCGCCCTGGCCCACGTGACCAACGAGCTGGTCCGCGACTGGGGCGCCTTCGGGATGTTCATCCAGGAGATCTTCCCGGAGGCCATGAGCTTCTACGAAGACCTCGACTTCCTGTCGGCCAACGGTGCCGGTGCCCCGCTCGGCGCGCTCGCTGCCGCCAACGGAGCCATCGTCCAGGTCGCCAAGCAGCTCAACCAGGTCGCCGACACGATCGTCTGGGAGAACATCATCCGCATGTACGCGCGGATGATCCCCTCCTCGATCGCCCGCGCGGTGTGGCTCGCCAGCCCGGACACCTTCGTCGAGCTGGCCACCATGGCGCTCACCGTCGGTACCGGTGGCTCGGCGGTGTGGCTCACCAACGGCGTGGACGCCCCGGTGCTCACCCTGCTCGGCCGCCCGGTCATCATGACCGAGAAGGCCCCGGCCGTCCTCGGCACGCAGGGCGACCTGTCGTTCGTCGACTTCGGGATGTACCTGATCGGCGACCGCCAGCAGCTCTCGGTCGACTCCAGCCCGCACGTGAAGTTCACGTCGGACAAGACGACCTACCGCATGATCCAGCGCAACGACGGCCGCCCCTGGATGGAGCAGCCGATCACGCCGCACAACAACAGCGCCACCCTCAGCGCCTTCGTCCAGCTCGCCTCGCGCGACTGACCCAGGCCACTACAGGCGGCAGTGACGCCCCGCCAGGAAGGACCATGTCATGCACGCAATGCCGGGCCTCGGAGCCACGTTCAACGTGATCTCCGAGGCGAGCGGTCTCAACATTCCGCTCAGCAACGCGGGTGCCGTCTCCTTCGTCAGCTTCCTCGACGCGGGTACGCACACCCTCACCGTCACCCAGACCGACTCCCGGGGCATCAACTCCGAGATCGACCTGGACGTGGCGGACGAGTTCTACACCCACATCGGCCCCGGCGTCGGCGGCACCTGGACGGCTTCCGCCCAGACCGCCGGTCAGAACGTCGTGGACGGCGCGGACGCCACCAACGACTGCTACGTCATCACGGTCCGGGCTGCGCAGCTCGCGGACGGCTACGACCAGGTGCAGTGCACCGCGTCCGCCGGTACGTGCGTCGCGATCATCCACGACCTGCACGTGATGCGGAAGCCGTCGAACCTCAAGTCGAGTCTGGTGGCCTGACATGAGCGTTTACGACGACCCGGCGGCCTTCCGGAAGATGGTGCTCGGCCTCCAGGCCAAGAAGACCATCAACCACGCGAACGGCGCTGTCAGCCTCTTCACCACCACGGGCGGGCGCGTGCTGGTCACGTCCCTCGTCGGCCGCGTCACCGTCGCCATGGGTGCCACCACCTCGAACCTGAAGCTGGTGTACAACCCGACGGCCGCCGGTACCTCGTTCGACATGTGCACGGCGGTCGACGTGGCCTCCGACGCTGTCGAGCAGACGTACTACATCGCGGGCTCCGTCGCCTCCGGTGGTGCTCTGCTCGTGGGTGGTGCGGTCGGCCAGGCCAACCCGGTGTTCGAGGACGGCTACCTGATCCAGTCCGGCGCCATCGAGGCGAACTTCTCGGCGGACGCTACGGCCGGAACCATCGAGTGGACCGTCACCTGGGTTCCGTACGACGACGGCGCGAGCCTCGTGGCGGCGTGATGCCGAAGATCACCCACTCGGGTGTCTCGAACGCTGCGGAGCAGGACAGTTCCCCCACTGCTCCGCAGCCCGAGCGCCCCGACTACGCCAGCCTCACCAAGATGGAACTGGTCGAACTGGCACGAGACAGGGGCCTGTCCCCCACCGGGACGAAGGTCGAGGTTGTGAACCGGCTGGAGGCTGACGATGGGCTGGCAGAAGCTCGCTGACATCCTCCGCCAGGACCACCAGGAGGAAGAGGACTGGCTGGACGAGCAGCCCACTTCCTGTCCCAACGACGGATTCCCGCTGGAGACCGGGCCTGGGGGAGAGCTGCACTGCCCGGCAGGGGACTGGACCAGGCCCGGCGGGACCACGAACCGCTTCGCGTGAGAGGAGGGCACGATGATCATCAAGAGTCGCGACGGAATGACGTACGCCAGCGTCGAGGACGTGAAGGACGCACTCGACATCCTGGAGACGGCCCGCGCCGAGTCCCAGATCAAGCGTGTCCTCCGCTCCGCCACCGACTCAGTCGAGGGGCTGCTCAAGCGCCGGTTCTACCCGGAGACGCGCACGCAGCTCTTCGACTGGTACAACGAGCTGGGAGCCACAGACCTCCCGTGGACTCTGTGGCTCGACAGCAACGAGGTCATCAGCGTCTCCGAGCTGAACAGCGACGGAGTGATCTCGCCCTCCGACTACTACCTGAAGCCCGACGACGGGCCGCCGTATACCCGCATCGAGCTGAAGGCGTCCACGAGCGCCACGTTCGACCCGGGCACCGCCGACCAGTCGTCGGTCTCGGTGGCCGGTGTGTTCGGGTACGCGGACGAGCAGGAGCCTGCTGGTGACCTGTTCGACTCAGTGAACAGCTCGGTCACCTCGATCGACGTCACCGACGGCTCCCTGGTGGGCATCGGCAACCTGCTGAAGATCGGCACCGAGCGCATGGTCGTCACGGGCCGCTCCTTCAAGGACATCACCGAGACCATCACGGCCGACGTGTCCTTGGCGAGTACGACGACCATTCCGGTCGGCGCGGGGGGCGACTTCAATGAGGGCGAGCTGATCCTGATCGGCGGTGAGCGGATGCTGATCACCGACATCGCCGGGAACAACCTCATCGTCAAGCGTGGCTGGGACGGGAGCGCGCTGGAGGCCCACACGAACGGGGCCACCGTCTACGTCTCCCGGACCCTCACCGTCGTACGGGGCGCCCTGGGCTCCACGGCGGCGGCCCACACCGACGGGGACGACATCACGCGCCTGGCCGTGCCTCCGCTCATCCACGACCTGACGATCGCCGAGGCCATGGCCCAGCTCCTCCAGGAGCGCACCGCCTACGCCCGCACGATCGGCAAGGGCGACCAGGAGAGCGAGGTCCGGGGCGTTGGCCTGGCGGACCTGCGGGACCGCGCCGTGAAGGCGTACGGCCTGCGCAAGACGAAGGCGAGGGCAGCCTGATGAGCAAGGCCGACGCCACCATGCGCCAGCTCAAGCGGGAACTCCAGGACAAGATCGACGCCGCCGAGGACGCCGCGAGGGCCCAGGCGCACCAGCTCGCCAACGCCATCCGGGCCAAGGCCCCCGTCGATACGGGCGCCCTGCGCGACTCCGTACGGGTCGTCAACACGCCGGAGGGGGCCAAGGTCACCATCGGCGGCGGCGCGGTGGACTACGCGGACGACGTGGAGCGCGAGGAGCCCTTCATCGCCCCGGCCGTGCAGGAGACCAGGGCGGCTTACGAGGCGGCCATGCGCAAGGCGGTGGAGTAGTTGACCACCATCGACCCCACCGAAGCCGTGCAGGCTGGTCTGTGGTCCCTGCTGAGGAGCGACCCGGCCATCATGCAGACCGTGCGGGACGTACTCGACGAGATGCCGGACGAGAAGTCCCGGCAGTACCCGTTCGTCGTCATCCCCGACCTGTCCTCACTCCCCGACGGCACGCACGACGACCCGGCGCGCGTCTGCCGGGCCCGGATCCACACGTACGCCAGAGGGGACGTGAGGGACCGCAACAGCCGCCCGGAGAACGTCGTGGGGGCCAGGATCATGGAGCTGCTGGACCATGGTCACAAGACACTGGACCCGCACGTCACGGGACATACCATATGGATGGCGCGGCACATCGAGTCACGCAAGATGAACGATCTCGACCGCACCGTCCGCCACCGTCTGGATGTCGTCGACATCTGGACCTCACAGAAGGGAAGCTGACGTGGCCGCACTTGCCACTACCACGGTGTCCGTAGCCACCGGTCTGCTCGACCTGGACAGCAGCCTCGCCAGCGCCGCTTCCGGTGGGGACACGACCGAGATCGGGCCGAAGAAGTTCCTCGTCGTCAAGAACGGCGACGCCTCGTCCAAGACGGTCACCGTCGATACCCCGGGCACCAAGTCCGGCCTGGCCATCGCAAACGGCTCCTACGTCGTGGCGGCCGGTGACTACTGCTTCATTCCGCTGGCCGACGTCTTCCGGGGCTCCACCGGCCGCGCATCCGTTACCTACAGCGCTGTCACCTCGGTGACGGTCGGCGTGTTCGAGCTGGGGAGCTGACCATGGCTGGACAGGACGCATTCGGAACTCAGCTCAAGCGGGACACCACCGGCTCGGGCTCCTACTCCACCATCGCCAACGTCTCCGACCTGAGCGGCCCGAGCCGCCAGCGGGACGCCATCGAGGTCACCGCGCACGACTCGCCGGACCAGTACCGCGAGTTCGTGAAGGGCCTCAAGGACGGCGGCGAGGTCACGGCGACGCTCAACTACGACCCGGGCCAGTCCACGCACAGCGACCTCGACTCAGACTTCGAGGAGAAGGATCTCAGGTCGTACCAGATCGTCATCCTCCCCGGTGACGACAACGAGCACACCTGGACGTTCAACGCCCTCATCACCGACCTCGGCGACTCCTTCCCGGTCGACGACCGGATGGAGCGCGACGTCACGTTCAAGATCAGCGGCAAGCCGATCCTCGCTGCCACCTGATCCACACCCTGGAGGACGACATGGCACTACTCGGCAAGGCACAGATCGACGCTGCTGTGGACCGGAAGTGGGAGGACGTTCCCGTTCCGGAGTGGGGCGGCGAGGTGCGTGTGATGGAGCTGTCCTCGGCCGACCGGGGCTACATCGAGGCGGGCACGGTGGTGGCGCAGGGCCAGAGTGCCCAGTTCAGGGTCGAGGCGCTGAAGACCTACCGTGAGCGGCTGGTGGCGTTCGGCTTGGTCGACGAGAACTTCCAGCGGTTGTACTCCAACAGGGAGGTCGCCGAGCTGGGAAAGAAGTCCGGCAAGGTGATCGAGATGCTTGCGGGGAAGGTCCAGGAGTTGTCGTCCATGGGCCGGTTCGCCGTGAAGGAAGCCGAGGGAAACTCCGAAGCCGCCCAGAGCGGCAGTTCCGTTTCCGACTAGCCGAACATCTCGGGATGACCGTTGGTGAGCTGGATTTCCGGCTCACCTCATCCGAACTGACCGAGTGGATGGCATACGAGAACCTGACGGGCCCGCTCGGCAGGAAGCGCCAGGACATCCAGGCGGCTACGATCGCAGCAGTGATCGCCAACGCCAACCGTGGCAAGGGCAAGAAGTTCAAGATCTCGGATTTCCTGATTCCGTACGGACGCAAGAAGCCCGACCCTCAAGAACTCCTGGCCATGGTGAAGGAGATCAACGCGAGCATGGGAGGTGAGTACGTTGGCCGATCTGACAGTTGATCTCGGAGTCAATGCCGGGAACAGCGACAGCGTTCTGGGCGGCATCGCCGGAAGCCTCGGAGATCTGTCGTCCAGCGCGCTCGACGCCACCGACTCACTGGGAGACGTCGGCCTCTCCGCCGAGGACATGGCCAGTTTCATGGATGTCGGCGAGCGCCGGGCCGACGCCTTGGCCCGTGCACAGAACGACGTCGAGCAGGCGTCCCTCGACCTGGAGCAGGCCACGCGCGACGCGGCACAGGCCCAGCTCGACATCAACCAGGCCCAGCGGGACGGAGCCCAGGCGGGCATTGACCTTGAGCAGGCTCTGCTCGACCAGAAGAAGGCACAGAAGGACTACAACGACGCCGTCAAGGAATTCGGCAAGGGCTCCCTGGAGGCCCAGCAGGCCCAGATCGACATGAAGCAGGCCAACGAGGACGTCAAGCAGGCCCAGGAGGACGCCAAGCAGTCCACCGAGGATCTGAAGCAGGCGCAGCTCGATGGCAAGCAGGCGACCCTCGACAGCAAGAACGCCCAGCTCGATTTGAATGAGGCGCAGCGCAACGTGGTGGCGCCAACCATCATGAACTCCTGGATCGGCACCGTGCTCACGGTGGTGCAGGCCATCGGCGGGCTCATCGGTGTGTTCGCCCTGCTCCGGGGCGGGATGCTCACGACCGCTGCCACGTCCGTCGGAGCCGCGCTGACGACCGTCGGGTCCTGGATTGCCATGGCCGCCTCGGCGACGGTGAGCGCCCTCGCTGTGGCCGCTGCCTGGCTACTGTCCATCTGGCCCATCGCCCTCGTCATCGCCGCCGTGGTCGGTCTCACCATTCTGATCATCAAGAACTGGGACACGATCAAGGAATGGACGATCAAGACCTGGACGGCCATCTGGAATTGGCTGAAGGATCTGTGGGACGACATCGTGGGGATCTTCAACTGGGCGATCGACACAGTGAAGTACCTGTTCCTGAACTTCACCCCGCTCGGCCTCATCATCAAGAACTGGGGCGGGATCACCGGCTGGATCAGCAACATGTGGAAGAACGTCTCCAACATCGTCTGGGGGGCCGTGAAGGGGATCGGCGGGTTCTTCAAGGGGATGTGGAATGGCATCACCGAGGGGCTGAAGACCGCGCTCAACGCGGCGATCTACCTGCTGAACATGGGCATCTGGAGCATCAACAAGCTGATCTCCGGAGCCAACCGGGTGCCTGGCGTGAACATCCCGTTCATCCCTTACATCCCCTACCTGGCCGAGGGCGGCATCACGACCGGTCCCACCATGGCCATGATCGGTGAGGGGACTGAGCAGGAGGCCGTGCTGCCCCTGAGCAAGCTCCAGGGCCTGCTGGACATGAAGGGCGGCAGCGACCGGCCGATCATCCTCCAGGTCAACGGTGGCGGCTTCCGTGAGTTCCTTCAGGAGAACGTTCGGGTTGTCTCCGGCGGGGACATCGTCAAGTACGCCGGAGGTGCCTGATGCCCGCCCTGCCTCCGTCTCTGTGGGCCGAGCTGTATTTCGACGACACCTGGAACGCGGTCACCAAGGACGTACGCCAGACGTCCCCCGTGACCGTCACCAGGGGGCTGTCCTCCGAGTCCGTGGACGAGGCATCCCCCACCTCCTCGTCACTCACACTGAACAACCGGGACCACCGGTACGCCCCACGCAACCCCACAGGCGAGCTGTACGACAAGATCGGGCGCAACACTCCCATGCGCTGGGGGTACTACGAGGGCTCCCCCTGGGTGCAGTCCGACGGCACCGGTACCAGCGTGCTCACCACGCCCACGCAGACGGCCTTCAACGTGACCGACCTGGACGTGCGTCTGGACATCGCCCTGGAGTCCTGGGAGACGCAGCAGGCGCTCGCATCCCGGTACACAGCCTCCGGCAACAACCGGAGCTGGGGGATCTACCTGGGTGGCACCGGTCAGCTCGGGCTGGTGTGGTCCGCCACGGGATCCTCGACGACGATCACCCAGTTCTCCACTGACCCGGTGCCCGCCTACAACGGCCAGCGGATTGCCGTCCGAGTCACCCTCGACGTCAACAACGGGGCTTCCGGTTACACGCTGAAGTTCTACACCGGGCGCACCGTGGACGACGAGGAGCACGAGTGGACGCAGCTCGGCGACGCGATCACAGGAGGGTCCACAACAGCCGTCTTCGCCGCAAGCTCACAGATCGAGTTCGGTGACGTCTCCGGTCTGGCCCTGAACTGCCTCACCGGCAAGGGCTACGCCATAAAGCTGATGACGTCCATCGGCGGCAACACGGCCATGCGCATGACGACCCAGGACGCCTCCCCAGGTGTCACCTCGTTCACGTCCAACGGGCTGGTGTGGACCGTGACGGGTACGGGTGTGAAGCTGTCGAACAAGCACGTCCGCATGTCCGGAGAGGTCCCCGAGTGGCCTGCCGAGCGACACATCTCGGGCAACGACACGGTCGTCACGGTGACCCCTACCGACGTGACGCGCCGGATGGACGCAGGAAACCGCCCGCAGGACAGCTCTCTACTCGGCTTCATCAAGGGGAACAACCCGATCGAGTGCTGGCCCCTCACCGACGGGGTGCTCACCAATGCACCGGGTGGGGCATCGCTGTTCAGCGGCGCCCGGATGAACTACAAAATGACCATCGGGTCGGCCGTACCCGTCTGGCAGGGGACGACCCTGGCCGACTGGATTGAGCCGGTGGCCGCCTTCAAGGCCGAGACCGCTGGGCAGATCAAGGGCGTCGTGCCCGCCTCCACGTCGGCCGCCAGCGCATGGTCGGTGGACTTCTTCACGTCCGGCGGAGGGGAGGGTTCGGCAGCACTTCTGGAGATCAACGACCAGGGCCCCGGAACCGATACCAACAACAAGGTCCGAATTCAGTTTCTGATGGACGCCTCAACCGATGACATCACGGTTTTCCGGGCTCTCCTCGGTGACACTTCTTCGTCGTCTGCTGTTCTCGGGCACATCACCCCAGCGGGAATCTTCAACGACAGTCAGCCCCACCACATCCGAATCTCGCTGGACCCCGGAGCCACAGACACGACATACGCCATGTACCTGGACGGTGTATCCAGGCTCTCCGGGACGATGACCGGCATCGTGGCCAAGGCCGTCCGTGACGTGGCGATCAACTGGTCCCTCGTGTCCGGTGGAGGAATCGGGACCGCTGACCAGGGGTGGGGGTTCGTCACCTACTGGGACGGCACGGGCCCCAGCGCGGCGGAGATCTACGACGCCTACCTCGGCTTCCAGGGGGAGCGCTCTGGTGAGCGGGTGATCCGCATCGCCGAGGAGAAGGGCTACACGGCCGGGGTGTACGGCTACATCTTCGACCAGCAGGCCGTCGGTGTGCAGAGAAGCGGGAAGCCCCTGGACATCATCAACGAGGCGAACAAGACGGACTTCGGCTACGTTCTGGGCTCGCGGGACAGGCTGGAGATCATCCAGCGGAGCGGCACCACTCTGTGGAACCAGCATCCTGCACTCACCCTGGATTTCTCGGCTGGGCTGATCTCCAGTTACAAGTACAGGGACGACGATCTTCTCACCGAGAACGACGTCTCCGTGAAGCGCAACGGTGGGGCATTTCCTGCTAGGCAAGTCCTGGAAGAAGGCAAGCTCTCCGTACAGGACTTTCCCAATGGTGTCGGCCTGTACGACGTGGCGCCCACCTACAGCCTGTACACGGACGACCAGGCCGATCACATCGCATCCATGCGACTGCACCTGGGCACCTTCGACGGAATCCGCTACACCCGAATCACGCTGGATCTGGCCAACGAACGTGTTTACCAGATGATCGATGACATCCTGCGCACGGACGTAGGGGATCTGATTCGTCTGACGAACCTGCCAGAGGAGCAGGGGCCGGACGCAGTCGATTCCCTGGTAGTCGGATACAGCGAAGAAGCAGGTCCGACATCGTGGAAAATCACGTTCATCTGCGTACCTGCCGAGCCCTGGAACGGCTTCCTGATCGAGGTTGCCCAGCGCGACAGGTTCGATACGGGCGGGTGCCAGCTCAACGAGGCCCTGGATGAAACCGAGACAGGAGTGGACGTGCTCACCACTGGGCAGGCCCGCTGGATCGACTCGGCCACCTACGCCAGCGACTTCCCGTTCGACATCATCACGGGCGGCGAGGTCATGCGCGTGACCGCCTGCACGGGGACCACACTGAGCCAGACGTTCACTGTGACCCGGTCCGTCAACGGAGTGCGCAAGACTCACTCCAGTGGACAGCCCGTCACCTTGTTCACACCCGTCTACTTCCAGCTCTAGGAGGTTGCCATGACTACGCCGATCCTGGCCGGTATGCGGGCAACCGCCGACCGGATGAACGACGCATTCACGCGCACGATCGCCTACGCGGCCATCACGTCGAACAGCAGCACCACCACAACCACCGAAGCTGTTGCCATCACCACTCCGTCGTTCACGATGAGGAACGGAAGGGCGTTCATCGTCAAGGCCAAGTGCCTGTACACCAGCTCAGTGGCCGGGGATCACGCCACCATTCGGGTGCGCCGCACGAACACCTCGGGCTCCACCATCCTGGACTCCCAGCGCCTTGTGGTCCCGTCCTCTGGCAACTCGCTGTTCTACGCCGAGAACGTCTTCACGAACACCACCGGGTCGGACCTGACCAGCGTGATGGTTCTGAACTATGTCAGGGCGAACGGCTCGGGCAACGTGTCCGTTCCTGCATCCTCTGCCCAGGTTGCATTCCTGATGATCCAGGACATTGGCCTGGCCACCGACTACACCTCGGCGACCTCGATCACATAAGGAGGAATCAGTGGCAGACATCACCTATCCGTACACACAGATCACGGCCACCTTCGGGGAGATGGAGTCCATCGCCCTGACGATCTACTCGAACGGCGACAACGGGCCGGAGGGAACCGATCTGGACTCCGTGGTCGCCGTGGTCCGTGCGTACCTGGAAGGACTCCCCAGCATCTCCGAAACGTTCGGGTACCGGAACGAGGTCACGCAGACCCCGCTTGCCGAGACGTGAAGAAGCCCCGGCGGTCCAACGCCGGGGCTTCGCGGAGAGGGCATGCAGACCCTCCCCCGCACTGTACGTCAGGCGCCCTTCGGAGCGAAGGTGGCCAGCAGGGTGCGGATGCCTTCCCGCAGCTCGTCCTCGACAGCGTCCAGCTTCTTCTCCATGGCGTCCAGGCGGGCGTCGGTGGACGCGGCGAGCTGGTAGATGTCGTTCAGTGTCGGCATGGCGTCGGTCTCCTGCGGCTTCTGGGCGAACTTCAGAACGGGCATGGTGCCTCCTCCAGAGTGTGTCTGTGGCACACCGTAACACACTGCTCGGGGTCTCCTGAGGGGTCTCATGGATCACCCCGAGGAGACCCCTAAAGGGCCGGGAGGAGACCCCCGAGGAGATCCCCTCCCGCACGTGCTGACCTGCGCGTTCCTACTTCGACAGGCTGACCACGGCCTGCGCCTCCCAGTCCCCCGTGACGGCGATCCGCCACGTTCCCGCGTCGTCGTCCCGCTCGACCTCCGGCTTGAGCGCCTGGAGCGCCCGGAGCACCTGCTTGTCGTCCAGCCCGGTGGCCTGCTCCAGCTCCTTGCGGGTCATGTTGCCGTACCGCTTGAGGGCGTACATGGCCTTTTGCTGGCCGCTCAGCCCCTCCGGAGCCGGGAGCACCAGGCGCTTGCCGACAGGCGCAGGGACAAGCTCCTGGCCCAGCCTGGCGACCTCTGCGGCGGCCACGTCGTCCCGTACGAACTCCGCCTTGTAGGGCTGCGGGGTCGTGTGCTCGGGGGACTGCATCAGGAACTTGCCCGGCACGTCGAGGCCGCCAAGGTCCCAGGAGGTGTCGGCGAAGACGAACTGCCGGTGCACCCGGTCGTTCATGCGGGTCGAGATGCGTACGGCGAGGTTGCCGCGTGCGTCCGTGGCGCCGCCGAACACCCGGCTGGAGGGCTGCTGCGTGGCCAGGATCAGGTGCAGACCGAACGCACGGGCCAGGGCCAGCAGGGACTCCAGCGTCTTGGCCAGCTCCTGGCCGCCCTGCCGGGTCAGCTCACCCACTTCGTCGACCACCACGAACACCGCAGGGCGCCCGTGCACGGCCGGGTCCCAGGCTGTGGCGCCCGCCTTAGCCATGATCTCGCCGCGCTCCTCCATCTCCTCCTTGAGCCACAGGAAGAGCGCACGGGCCTGGTCGACGGTCTGCGCCAGGTCGTGCAGGACGGGCCGCATCAGGCTCAGCTCGGGCGCCCCGGGCTTCATGTCGACGCCGTACAGGACGGTGTCGGGCAGGGCGGCCAGGGACAGGATGATCTTCTTGACGAGGTTCGACTTGCCGAACTTCGAGGAACCCGCGATGAGCGTGTGGTTGTACGCCAGCTCCACCGACACTTGCTCGCCGAACCGGTCCACACCCAGCACCACGGGGTCGCGGAAGGACTCGGCGGTGGGGCGGCGGAAGGGAACCACCTCGGCCAGTGGGTCACCGTCCAGGTAGCGCACCACAAGCTGCGAGCTGAGCGGGCCGTCGGTGAGGACGAACTCCCCCTCGACGGCCAGGGCGCCCGCCACCTTGTCCCACTGGGAGCGGAGCTTGTTCCGGTCGAGCGCGGCGGGCAGGTCCATCACGGCCGTCCAGCCGGTGCGCGAACGCTCGACGAACACGCCGGGCAGCTCGACCGCGAACAGTTCGAACACGGCCGTTCGGATGTTCGTCTCCTCGGTGGTACGTCCGATCAGGTTCGGAAGCTGCTCGGGCTCCATGCTCGCCAAGTCCTTCTTCAGCTTGACGAGGGCGATGTTCTGGCGCACGAGCATGGTCTCGATCTTGACTTCGTCCATCTTGACCTTGGACCGGTCGTGCCGGGTGAAGTGCTTGTGGAACAGGGCCCCGGTGAACGCCACGGACGTGTTCAGCAGCCAGGCGTACAGCGTGGGCCAGTCCCATCCGGCAGCCCCGGAGACGGCCGTCTGGGTGAAGAGGAGAGCGCCCCCGCCCGAGACCCAGGAGAGAGGGGTGGAGAGCTTGTTGCGGAAGGAGTGGAAGGAGATCGAACCGGCACCGACGGCCAGTGCGAACTCCGCGCCCACGGCCCAGAATCCGTACTGCCAGGCGGTGGCGAAACCGAGTCCGGTGGCGATGGTCGGAGGGACGGTTGAGGTGGCGGCAAGAACGGTACGCTTCATGTGACTGTCCTCCTCCAGGGGCAGAGAAGGGGGCCCTTCCAGCAGGGCCCCCTTCGTCGTGCTACAGGTACGGCGCGTCGAGCTTGCGGGCCTCACGTCGCACGGTCGCCTCGACCGAGGACTGCTTGGCCATCGGGTCGGCCGCCAGGATCGCGGCGACCACGTCCTTCTTGTCCGAACCCTGTCCGAGCAGTTCGCGAGCACGTTCGGCGGTGCTCGGCATGTGTCCGAACTGTTCGGGAACGCGGTTCGCGCTGGTCAGGGCGGTGGTGTTCGGAGCCTGCTCGAACTGCTCGCGAACGAGTTCGGACTGTTCGTTCGCCGTGTTCGGCTCCAGCTCGGCGGCCAGGCGGTCCATGCTCGCCTGGATCTCCATGACCACCTCGGTCTTCCAGGCGTCCGTGAGGGTCTTCTGCATGCCCGCCTTGCGCGCCACCTTGAGGCGGTCGGGGAAGACGTTGGAGAAGGCCATCTTGAAGCCGAGGGGGGCGAGGCAGTACGCCAGCCCGGCGCCGATACCAGTGACGGTCAGGCCGTCCACCACGGGGCCGTGGGCGAAGTTCCCGGCCAGCGACAGCAGGAACATCAGGTTGGCCCGGCCGTGCGCCTCCATGGCCCGGTGCGGTGCGTGGCGGTTCTTGATGACAACCAGCACGCTGTGGAGCCACACCAGATCGATGACCACGAACAGGGCCCAGGCCGCCCACACGGGGAAGCCGAACGCCTGCGCCAGAGCCGTGAGGCTCCAGCCGGAGGCCACGACCATCGCCCCGGCGAACAGGACGATCGGGAGGACGAGCCACACGTCGATGGACTTGATCTTCTGCTTGCGGACCGACTTCTTCTGCTCCTGCTGCCGGAGCGTTTCCTGAGCGCGTTCGTACAGGTTCATGACTGTCCCTCCAGGGATGTTTACGGCCACCAGTCGACGGGGGGCTCCTCGCCGCATTCGCGGGCCACGTCGTCCATGTACTCGTCGTAGTTCCGGGTGTCGATCTCGCCGAGGGTCTTCTCGCGGATGTCCTCGGACCACAGAGAGACCAGGCCGTCCACCACGGACTCATAGCGGGCCTTGCCAAGGTGCTCTATCTCGGCGACCTCTTCAGGGGTGATGTGGACCCGGGCCAGGCGGCCGTCCCAGTGGGGGACCTCCTCACCCCAGTGCTTGTTCGCGCAGTCCAGGAACCCGGTGGCGATCCTGGTACGGAGTTCCCCCACGGTGTTGCCCGTCATGATGGCGGACATCCGCTGGAAATCGCGGTCCTCGTCCGAGAGCATCAGTTCGCCTTGTACTCGGATGAGATGACGATCACGCCACCTTCGTCGGTCATCAGCTTTCCGTCCGCCTTGAGTCGGTGAAGAACCGTGTCCTCGGTCCAGCCCAGCGCGTGGATTTCGCGCTTGATGAATCCGTCGAAACCGGCCGCGTACTGCGCCCACTTGAGTCCCGGCATCTCGACGACTTTCGACAGCGCGTACTGGAGGATGTACTGCTCCTCCAGTGGAACGCTGCTTTCAGGACCGACGTTCTCCTGGATCAGAGCCTTCAGCTCGGTGGAGATCGTCCTGCTGTTGTCGAAGGCACGCCTGCGAAGGGCCTGGTAGAGATCCTGGGGCAGGTATGTGACCGCCCGCTTGAGTGCGCCGTATTCGTTCATGGGTACAGAGTAGCCCACCGACCCTCAGTGACACAAGGCCGGTGGGCTACTAGTTCCAACTACTTGTCGGGGTCGACCCGGCCGGGCGCCACCGTCTTGTCGGTGATCACGATCCAGCCCTGCTCCTCGGCGTAGGAGAACGCCTCCTGCGCCAGCTCGCCGCCGCTGCCCCCGTACGCCTTGCGCCTGCGGCTGTTCACCGCGTCACGACGGAGATCGTTCATCGGCGCCTCGCCGTCCTTGTGGACCTTCTTGGCGATGGACTGGGCCGTCTGCGCCACGACGGGCAGTACGCCGTGCTGGACCCGGTACGTGGCGCTGGCGATGGCGGCCCCCGTCTTGACGGCAACCTCCCGGTCGCTGCGCTCCTTGGCCTGCTTCTTCTCCTGGGCGGCCTTCTCGACCTTCAGCCGCACCCCACGAGAGACGAGCCACAGGGCGGTGGCCATCTCCCAGTGCTGGGCCTGAATGGACGTCCAGCCGTGCAGCAGGGCCAGCAGGGCGGCCACCTTCGCCCGCCATAGAGGCTCGTGCGTGTCGAGCGGGTTCTCCGCGCCCCGGCCGTACGCATTCGCCAGGATGATCTTGTCGATGTCCTCGGCCGCCTCGTCGGTCATCGTCAGCGTCTCGTTGGACCGGCGCCCCAGCCACTCCCCGGTCGGGATGTCCGAGCCGTCCGACACGGTCAGCGTGAGGCCGCTCGGCATGGCCGGGCGCCGCTCGGGAGTCGTCTCCGGGTCGAGTGCGGCGTGGGCCCAGGCGAGGCGCTGAGGGAGGCCGATGTTCCCCATCTCGATCAGACCGGCAGCCGGGTCGAGCTGCACCCCCAGGGACATCGACAGCACGTACGAACCGTCGTCCAGTGAGCGCCTGCGCTCCAGGTCGGCGTTTGAGGTGCCCTGCCGCTCCGACATCCACGCCTTGCACAGAACGCCGTTCAGCGTGCCGCCCTCCCGGCTCCGGGCCATCGTCTCCAGGATGGAGCCCTCCGTCGCCAGGGCGTACCCCCGGTCCCGGACCTGTACAGGGCGGCGCACGGTGTCGTCCCCGGTGGAGTCGGGGACTTCCTGCATCTCCAGGTATGCCGCGATGACGCCCTGACCGGTGGAGAAGTCGATGTACGCGATGTCGACGTCCGGGAAGGGGAGCAGCTCGCGGGCCGTGGACTCCGCCTTGCCCTTGCCTGTGCCGGAGGGGCCGTAGAGACCCGCGTACCAGCCGAGCGTGACCGGCGGGCCGGACCGGGTGTCGACGCGCACCGTGGAGTCCAGGCAGGCCGCCACGCGTGCCAGCACAGCGTGAAGGACCGCGTCCGGCGACGCGCGCCGTGCCTGAGCCGCCTGGTGGACTCGCTTCAGGATCGGAGTCACCTCCCAGAAGCTCTCGGGGATGCGGCTTCCAGGGGCCTTCTCCTCGGCCTTTTCGTCGTCCTCGACCACCCTCAGTGCGGGGCGGGCCGGGACATCCAGATCTGCTTCCAGGGTGATCGGTTCGAACTCCTCCACGTCGTGCTCCTTCTTCGGCCTCAGCCATCCAGGGGCATTCCCGCACGACACCTCGTCGCACTTCGAGCCCGCGTGGGGGTGCTTGCTGCGGACCTTGGCGACCGAGTTGACCAGAGCCTTTCGCCAGGCGGGGTTCTGAGCCAGCTTCTCCTGAGTGGGGGCGTGGAGGTCCAGCACCGCCAGTATCTGCCCATCGCTCAGGCCCCACTCCGCGCAGGAACTGACGATCTCCCAGGATGCGTCAGAGCGGTCCGTGGCCTTGGCCGTCAGCTTGCGCTGGATGAACGCTGGCAGCTCGGGAAGCTCCTCACGCAGCTCCGGATCCACAGAGAGAGACGCCGTGGTGTCCGGCGCAACGACGCCCTCGTAGTGCTCCATGAAGCCGTCGAGCGTGTACGCGGGGCCCTGCACGGGGGAGGCGATCCGGAATGGCTTGCCCTTATTGTGCGTGGACCCGGGGACGCGGAGGAGCTGGCCGATGTCCCAGCCGGACATGTCGCAGCCATCCTCCTTGTGGGCCGCAGCGAGCCCGTGGGACAGCTCCGACGCCTCCACTGCGGTGACGGGCTCCGAGAGGAGCCAGAGGGCGTGGTGGCGGCCGTGAGGCACCGTCCCGGGGGACGTCTTCCACAGGAAGGTGGGCTGGGCCTTCAGGAGCGCCGGGTCACAGTCGTCGAGGTCGGCATATACGCACCGCGTGAAGATCTTCTCGGCCGCCTTGTTCCGCTTCTTGTCGGCCCACAGGAAGGGCGTGAAGTACAGGTCCCAGGACGAGTGCTGTTCGACCCAGGCGGCCATCTCGTCGATCTGCTCGGGGAGGTGGAACCAGACTTCCCGGTTGAGCTGGCCCTTGCCGATGGTGCCTCCGGAGAAGTGGCAGATGGGCGTCCAGCCCTCTCCGTCTCCGTAGACCTCCTTGAAGAAGGTTGTGCTGTTCTGTACCATGGATGTAACTCCCTTGGTAGTGGGGGTTGTTCAGTGCAGAGGGCGGATCGGTCAGCAGGACTTCCGGCCGAAGGTGCATCTCGATCTTGCCTAGACCCCTGGGGTATCAGACCCTGGGGGTCTTTCTGCGTTACCCCCTCATAGTAGCCCTCTAGCCCTCACTGGTCAAGAGATCACCCGCATCACTCTCCGTTGAGGGGGACAGGGGGGACGGGGGGACACAGTGTCCCCC